GGAAGATTTAGCCGTAGTTTATTAAAAAAAAAGTATGGAGCTAATTATAAAGTTATAACAGAAAAAGATTATAAAGACTTAAATAAAACACAAAAAAAAATATTTGATTCAACAAAGTCTGAATATAAAAAAGATAAAGGTAATAAATTTATTGTAATTGGAGAAGTAAACAAACCATCATTAGGTGTAAAACCACGACACAAATTTTCAAATGTTTCTGAAATAGATTCACGGTCATCAAAAATAAGAACGACACAAGAACAAAATATTGCAGGTGGTCTATTATATAAAAGAAAAAAAGATTTAGATGAAAAAAGAAGCCAAGTTTTAGCTGATACAGATTTTGATGATATTGAAAAGGGTAAAACAAGTGCTATGTATTCTGGTGCAACAAGAGGTGGAATAAATCCATCTACCTATACCCCATCACCACAAGCAAGACCAAAAAGAACAAAAAAAAAACTAACAGATGCAGTAAAAAAAAGAATGATTAAAAAACTGCGAGATAAAAAATCTAAAAAATGAAAACACCCGCATGGCAAAGAAAGGCAGGTAAGAATCCTAAGGGAGGATTAAATGCTAAAGGTCGTGCATCTTATAAAGGAGGTACACTACGTCCTCCTGTAAAGCGTGGAGATAATCCAAGACGTGCATCTTTTCTAGCAAGAATGGGTAATATGCCCGGGCCAGAATATAAAGATGGTAAACCAACACGACTTTTGTTATCATTACGTGCATGGGGTGCGTCGAGCAAGGCAGATGCAAGAGCCAAAGCAAAACGTATGTCCATACGATTAAAAAATAAAAAAAAGAAAGGAAAGTAAAATGCCCGGTCACAAGAAAAAAATGCCTATGAAAAAAAAAAAGAAAAAGGCTTACTAATGAAAGGAGTGCCTCACTTTAAAAAAGATGGGTCTGTCCATAAGGGAGGTACTCATAAAATGCCTAATGGTGAAACACATACAGGAAAGACACATAATAAAACAAGTGAAAAATTATTTCACTTTAAAGATTTACCTGCTAGTGTTAAAAGAAAAATTATGAAAATGAAAGGTAAAGCAAATGGTAATGACTCTAAAAAAACGGCGTAGACTATTACGTAGAGAACCTACAAATTTTACTGCCCGTGCAGGTATGGGTGAGTATCGTATTAAAAAAAGAGGAGAGTCAGATAATGAACGTAAAGAAATGCGTTCTGGTACTATGCAAACACAATTTGATAAAATAAGAAAAGCAAGTCCAATGATGGAGGCACAAAAAAAAGAATCAATGCCAACGCAAAAATCAGAAACAAAGTCATCAGTAAAAACAAGTAAAGATGATGTTGCAACAACAACAAAAAAAGGAACAACAGGAACACAAAGTGGGGATTCACCAAAAGGTAATCAAAAAAAATTAGATGCAAATAAAGATGGGAAACTTACTGCAGAAGATTTTCGTTTACTACGTAATAGAAAGTTTAGAAGAGAAGAACCAGAAAAATATCAAGCATTACTAAAAAAACGAGATGGAGAAAATGATAGATTAAAAGATAAAAAACCAAGTGGCGGTCGTGTTCTTACTCGTAGAAAAAATTTAGAAAGATTACGTAAAGCAAGAGAACTCAGAAAAAAACAAGAAGAAGAAAAAAAGAAAAGAAAAACAGACCAAAGAGGACGTAGTAGATAATGAGCAATATTAAAAAAATGCAAAAGATTGCTAATAAAATAATTGCTAATGAAAAAAAAGAACTGCTAAATCATAGAGCCAAACAATTTGCTGATTATGTAGAAAGCAAAATGATACGTGGTCATAGTAAAGAAGTTGCTGAAGAAATGGCAAAAAAAATAATTCATAATCAGTAAAATGCATAGAGATTATAAGGACGAATATGCTAAATTCCAATCATCTTCGTCACAAAAAAAAGATAGAGCACACCGAAATAAAATGCGTAGACTACTTATGCGATTGAAAAAAGTAAGTAAAAACGACAAAAAAGATATAGACCATAAAGATGGAAACCCTAGAAATAATAATTTAGCTAATATACGAATAACATCTATATCATTTAATAGAGCAAAAAAATGAGCAAACATACTGCAAAAAAAACAAAACCAACTCTTTGGAAAAGAATTGTTGCTCGTATTAAAGCACAAGCAAGTCATGGAACAGGTGCAGGACAATGGTCAGGTAGAAAAGCCCAAGCCGCCGTCAAAGCCTACAAAAAAGCAGGAGGTGGTTATAGTGGTGGTGGTAAATCAAAAACCTCACTTGCAAAATGGTCAAAACAAAAATGGCGAACAAAGTCGGGTAAAAAATCTTCTGAAACAGGTGAACGCTATCTTCCATCAAAAGCAATTAAAAATTTATCATCAGCAGAATATGCCCGAACAACTGCAAAGAAAAGAAAAGACAAAGCTAGTGGTAAACAGTTTAGCAAACAACCAAAAGGTATAGCAAGAAAAGTAAGAAAGTATAGAACAGTATGACACTATTTACACGTTTATCTATAAAAGAAATAGACACATTACGAACTGTTGTAAAAACACAACATATGAAACATTATCCAAAAGACCAATGTACAAACTACGAAGCGGACAGAATAATTGAATCATTATCTGAAAACGCTAGAGAAAAATTAATTAAACTAGCTGTTGATTATGGCATCACTAAACTATAAGCCAGATGGTGATACTCTCAAAGAGTTTCTTAAAAACAAAAGTTTTTTTAGAGGTATACGTGGGCCTGTTGGTTCGGGAAAATCTGTAGCCTGTTGTATAGAAATAATTAAAACAGCAATAACTCAAGCAAAATCAGAAGATGGTATACGTAAATCTAGATGGGCAGTCATAAGAAATACAAACCCACAACTAAAAACAACAACTATTAAAACATGGTTAGATTGGTTTCCCGAAGAAGATTGGGGTACATTTACATGGAGTGTACCTTATACTCATAAGATACAAAAAGGTGATATAGACCTAGAAGTTATATTTTTAGCTTTAGATAGACCTGAAGATGTTAAAAAGTTATTATCTTTAGAACTAACAGGAGTTTGGATAAATGAAGCAAGAGAAATTCCTAAGTCAATTGTTGATGCTTGTTCTATGCGTGTGGGTCGTTTTCCATCTATGCGTGATGGTGGCCCAACATGGTATGGTGTTATTTGCGATACCAACCCTCCAGATACAGACCACTGGTGGAGTATCATGTCTGGTGAATCAATTATTCCAGATTATATAAGTAAACAAGAAGCAAAAATGTTAATAACTCCAGATAACTGGAAGTTTTGGAATCAACCACCTGCATTACTAGAACAACGTAATAATGAAAAAGAAATACAAGGATACGAAATAAATCCAAAACAAGAAAATAGTAAAAATTTAACTGCAAACTATTACAAAAATATTATACAAGGTAAAACAAAATCATGGATTGATGTGTATGTTCTTAATAAATTAGGGCAAATAGAAGATGGTAAGCCCGTGTATGAATCATTTAGAACTGATGTTCATGTTGCAAAAGGAGAACTAGCCCTTGCACCACAACTACCTATTTATATTGGAATAGATTTTGGACTTACTCCTGCCTGTGTCTTTGCACAAAAAATAAGAAGCAGATGGATTATATGTGAAGAACTCGTTGCAGAAGATATGGGGATTGTACGCTTTGCAGAACTTATGAAAATGAGTATGACAAAATATTTACCACGTCCATTTCAAATATTTGGTGACCCTGCAGGTGACCATAGAGTACAAACAGATGAAAATACACCATTTCAAATATTAAAAGGACTAGGGATTATGGCAAGACCTGCACCAAGCAATGATGTAAGTTTACGTTTAGAATCAGTAAATGCGACACTTAACAGAATGGTTGATGGTGAAAGTGGTCTACTTGTAGATAAAAGTTGTACCAATCTTATTAAAGGATTTACAGGCGGTTATCATTATCGTAGACTTCAAGTAAGTGGAGAGCGTTATGATGAAAAGCCAAATAAGAACAGATTCTCACATATACATGATGCACTACAATATTTATTACTTGGAGCAGGAGAAGGAAGAACTTTGACAATGGGTAATAAATCTAGTAAACCTATAATAGCAAAAAGAAATTTTAATGTTTTTAATTTAAAACCTAAAAGCATATACGAAAGGAGAAGATAATGTGTGTAGGAGGAGGCTCAAGACCACCACCCCCACCACCACCACCGCCTCAAGATGAGTCGTTGCGTAGACAACGTGCCGCCGCTCGAAGAGAAGAACTTGCAGAACGTTCAAAACTTAAAGAAGAACAGTTTCAAGAGAGAGTAGCACAAGCATCTGGCACTCGTGGTAGAAGAGGACTTCTATCTGGTAGAAGAGGTGGACAAGGATTTGCGGTGCAAGGTAGTTTACAAACACGAGATACACTAGGCGTTTAGTCTGATAATAACAATATTTTATATATTATTAGGTCTTTGTGTTTTTTTTTGGAATGAAAGGAATCTTTAGAAAGTAATGGTAGTTGATTATAAACCCACATCTGCAGATATAAATCCAGATGATTCACCTATTAAACAATTGATGACAAGGTATAAAAAGGCGTTGGCAATCAAAGACCAATGGAATCCTACCTTTGAAGATTGTTATGAATATTGCTTACCACAAAGAGAAAGTTTTTATAGTGAAACAATAGGTCGTAGTCGTAATGATAGAATATTTGATGAAACGGCTGTAGTTGGTGTGCAAGAGTTTGCAAGTAGACTTCAAGCAGGTATTGTTCCTAACTTTGCAAGATGGGCAGACCTTGTAGCAGGTAGTGAAGTTCCAAAAGAAAGTCAAAAAGATGTAAATGAATTATTAGATAATGTTACAGAATATGTATTTGAGATATTACAAAATAGTAATTTTTCACAAGAAGTGCATGAAACATTTTTAGATTGCGCAGTTGGTACAGGCTGTCTTCTTGTGGAAGAAGGAGATGCCGTACAACCAATTAAATTCAAATCTATACCTTTACCACAACTAATACTTGACTCTGGTTATGATGATAAGATAGACCATGTATTTCGAAGAAGAAGTATTAAGTTTAATCAAATAGAAATAGCATATCCAAATGCAGATATATCTGAAAAAATGAAACAAGATATGCAAAAAAATCCAGAAAAGGAATGTTCTATATTAGAGGTTGTATATCGAAATCATCAAAATACTAAAGAAGAAGAAAATATATTTTGTGTAATTGCAGAAATGTATGAGCATAAAATACAAGAAAAAACATTTAAAGGACAAGGGTCAAATCCGTATGTGGTGTATAGATGGTCAAAAGTAGCAGGAGAAGTATATGGACGAGGCCCAATACAAATGGCACTACCTGCAATTAAAACGGCGAATCTTGTAATAGAACTAATACTTGAAAATGCACAAATGGCAATATCTGGTATGTATCAAGTAGAAGATGATGGTGTCATAAATGTAGACAATATACAACTTATACCGGGAACAATTATACCCAAAGCACAAGGCAGTAGTGGTTTAACACCTGTTCGTCCTGCAGGAAACTTCCAAGTATCTGATTTAGTATTAAAAGATATGAGAACTAATATTAAAAAAGCATTGTATAATGATATGTTAGGTCAACCTAATCAGAAAACACCCATGTCAGCAACAGAAGTAGCAGAACGTATGGCTGATTTATCAAGACAAATTGGTAGTGCATTTGGTAGATTACAAGCAGAATTAGTTAATCCTGTTCTTCAAAGAGTTGTTTATATTCTTAAAAAGCAAGGCAGAATAAAAATACCAGTAATTAATGGTAGAGAAATAAAAATACGTTCTTCTTCGCCATTAGCACAAGCCCAACAACAACAAGACGTTGCAACATTAGATAGATTCCTAGGATTAATACAAGCAAGAGTTGGCCCACAATTATTAAATATTCTTATAAAACAAGATGTGGCCGCCAAATTTATTGCAAAAAAACTTGGTGTACCAGAAGAATTAATACGCAGTAATGAAGAAATGACCGAAGCGGCACAACAACTTCAACAGTTTGCACAAACACAACAACAAGAAGGAAACCCAGTTTCTACTGACCAAGTTAATAAAGCCTTGAAAGCTGTTACATAACATAGTATGTTACTACAATGAAACCAATTCCTAACCAAAGTTTAGTTGGACTTGATAATTTCACACGAAAACCAGATGATGAAGCACAACTTAATGATTTGTTTCAAAGTGTTTTCAAACAGCCAAACGGCAAACAAGTATTAGAATATCTTAAATCTATTACAATAGAAGCAGTTGCAGGGTCAGAGATAACGGATTCTGCATTACGACATCTTGAAGGACAACGATATTTGGTAGGACTTATTCAGCGCAGAACCAATAAAGGTTTAAGCCAAAACATAGTAAAGGAGAAACTAAATGTCCGATGAAACCCAAGTACAAGAACAACCAAATGTAGATGAAGTACAACCTGTAAATCCTGTTGATGAAACTCAAAATGTTTCACGTGAAACAATTTCAGAACGACCAGAAAATGTGCCAGAAAAGTTTTGGAACGCAGAAACAGGACAAGTGCGTACAGATGATTTATTAAAATCAAATGCACATTTAGAACAATTTGTTGGAGGAAAAAAAGAAGAATTAAGAGATGAGATAATAAATGAACTATCTGATGAAGCTATTGCAGATGCACCAGAAACATATGAGTGGGCAGAACTTCCAGAAAATATAACTGTTGAAGAGGCACAAGACTCAGAAATAGGTAAATGGTGGACAGACCATTGCAAAGAAAATGCGTATACCCAAGAAGAATTTCAGAGAGGTATCAATGCTTATTTTGACCATGTACACTCTCAAGCACCCAATGCTGATGAAGAGTTTGCAAAGTTGGGAGAAAATGGTGAAGCACGATTAGAAGCAATAGAAAAGTGGCTAGATGTAGCATATACACCCGATACAACAGAATATCTTGTAAAAAGACTAGGACAAGATAGTGAAGGAATAGAGTTTTTAGAAACACTTATGGAAAACAATAAACAATCTATTGGGTCACAACAACAATATCAGCCACGAGCACAACTAACTATTGAAGATGTACGAGCAAAAATGCGTGACCCACGTTATTTTGATAGCCGACATAGAGACCCTGCATATGTAAAAGAAGTAGATGCAGACTTTAATAGACTATATCGTGGCAAATAATGTACATGGACATAGCAATCCCAGATGATTGTTTTGAACTTGTACCAAAATTAAAACAAACTGATAGATATGAATTAGCTACAATTAACAAAGAGCCATTATTATCTTTGTTATATCCCTTCAGAATACAACGTAAGAATATTATTACATTTTCTTTATTTAATAATAAAGATGAAGTAATAGCAATGTGGGGTGTTTGCCCAACAAAAGAAAATGAAAGAATAGGAGCAATCTGGTATTTATCTTCAGAAGAACCAATGCAAAGTTTTGTAAAGTTTTGTAAGGGTAATATACCTTTTGTTCGGTATGTTGAAGAACACTATGACTTTCTATTTAATATCTGTACACCAGAGCAAAAGAAAACTATAAAATGGCTAAAATTTTTAGGATTTACATTTAAAAACACACCAGTACTTGTCAAAGGACAAAAAATGTTATACTTTTATAAAAAACCTAATATAAAGGTTTTTAGAGGAGTAAAGCCCATTCTTAAACATTTGGGCCCACGCTACTGGGCAACCCAAAAAGATAAAAATGGATAACTTGAAATTTGTTTAATAGTAACTAATAAAGGAGTATATAATGGCAACTTCCATTACAACTGCATTTATTAAGCAATTTGAAAGTGAAGTCCACATGGCTTATCAGCGTATGGGCTCAAAATTAAAGAATACTGTCAGAACGCTTAATAATGTTAAGGGTTCTCAAGCGAGATTCCAAAAAGTGGGTAAAGGCTCTGCTACTGAAAAAAGTAGACACGCTAATGTTCCAACTATGGAAATTACTCACAATACTGTAGATGTAACTCTATCAGATTTCTATGCGGCAGATTATGTCGATAGACTAGACGAGTTGAAAACAAACATTGACGAAAGACAAGTTCTTTCTCAAAGTGCGGCATCTGCACTAGGTAGAAAAACTGACCAACTAATTATCGATATATTAGATGCAGGTTCAAACAGTAACAATGTTGCACATGGTAGTGCAGGTCTTACTTTGGCTAAAGCATTAACTGTTTATGAAGCATTTGGTTCTGGAGATATTCCAGATGATGGGCAAAGATATTTTGTAGTATCATCTGCGGGTTGGGCAGACTTATTACAAATAGACCAGTTCTCAAGAGCAGAATATGTAGGCGAGAATGATTTACCTTATGCAGGTGGTCTTACTGCAAAAAGATGGTTAGGCTTTATGTGGTTTACACATTCTGGATTGACACTTTCTGGAAGTAACAGAGATTGTCATGCCTATCATAAATCAGCAGTTGGTCTTGCTATGGGTTCTGACGTTAGAACTGAAGTTAACTACATACCTGAAAAAGTTTCAAACTTAATTACATCTTACATGAGTATGGGTGCAGTTGAGATTGATGGTGAAGGTATGATTCAATGTATAATTCAGGAATAGGGGGGATACATGGCATTTTCACAAACAACATTAAAAATGATAGCAACTGGTGGTGACCAGAGTTTGTTTATGTATAACTCTGCTGACGCAATCGGTACTATAACTGGTTCTGGGTACTTTAATAGTGCAACGAATCAATTAAAACAAAACGATTTAATTCTTGTTGTTGGTGCAACAGGGGGTACACGTACTGCAGATTTAATTGTAGTATCAAGTGCTACTGCCGCCGCAACAGTAACAACAATTAATGGTACATAAGTACTGGGGGTGGTAACACCCCCTTTATTTTTATATGGCAGTAACAAATATAGATATATGTAATCAAGCCCTAATACTTATTGGTGCGAATACTATTGCGTCATTTACAGACAATACAACTGAAAGTCTTGTGGCAAATCAGTTATATGAATCAACACTTAAAGGACATTTAACACGAGCAAGATGGAGATTTGCAAGTAAACAAGCTGTTTTATCTAAAAGTACAGTAGACCCATTAGATAGATTTGAATCTTCATATGCAATACCTGCAGATGCAATACTTATACATACGTGTACAGTAAGTGATAATGTTATTGTATTTGATAGATATGGTGATTTTATTTTTACAAATACATCTACAGCAGATACAGTAGTATGTGATTATACATTCAGACCACATGAAAATGATATGCCACCATATTTTACTGAAGTTCTTAAATTTGAATTAGCTTCATTATTTGCAGGGGCTATTGCCAGAAATGATAATTTATCAATTTTATATCAAAAAAGAGCATTACTACAATTACAAGTTGCACGAGCAACAGAATCACAAACACAAACAACAAGGAAACTACGTAGCAGTCTGTTAATAGAAGTACGACAAAGAGGAGCGTTGAATGGCATTACTGCTGTAGTTCCATCTTCGTCATAGTATGCCAACATCAAGAACACATCAAAATAGTTTTACACGGGGAGAAGTTGATGAAACAATTATCGCAAGAACAGATATTGGAAGTTATCAACAAGCATTAAAAAAAGCACGAAATGTTTTTACATTAAATCAAGGTGCTGTTGAAAGAAGAGCAGGAACGCTTTACAGAGCAGATTTAGGAGCACAATCACGTTTAGAAGGTTTTGTATTTAATGAAACACAAGAGTATATTTTAGCATTTCAAAATACTGCACTGAAAATTTATTCAAGTAATGGAACACTTTTACAAACTATTACAAGTTGCCCGTGGACAACATCTATATTATTTGAATTAAATGTAACACAACAAGGCGATTCAATGATTGTTGTTCATTCATCAATGACACCACAAATTTTAAAAAGAACTGGTGCAACTACATTTACAAGAACAGACTTTGCATTTAAAGACTCTGTAAATGGTGAACAAAGATTTCAACCATATTTTAAATTTGCAGATGATACAATTACACTTGATATTAATACAAGCACTGCAGGTTCAGTAACAGCTATAACAAGTGCAGATTATTTTACCTCAGCATATGTTGGTACAATCATACGATATCATGGGTCAGAAATTTTAATAAGTGGATATACAGATGCAACAACAGTTACAGGAACATTAAAAAAAGATGTAAGCATTGAACTAGATGATGACCCATTTAAAACAAAACAAGGAAGTGGTGTAGTTAAAGTAACCCACGTTGCTCATGGGTTTACAACAGGTGCAAGTATTACAATAGAGGGTGCAGAAGATATTTTTAATGATGACGGTAATGGTCTTGCTCAAGGTAATCTTAATGGAGCACAAACTATAACTGTTGTTGATGACAATCACTATGAGTTTACAGCAGGTAGTAGTGATACAGCTAATGACTCGCAAGATGGCGGTGGTGTTAATGTTACTATTGTTGGACACCCTCCTACACGTAGTTGGGACGAACAAGTATATTCAACACCCAATGGCTTTCCCAAAACAGCAAAGTTTCATCAACAGCGTTTATTTTTTGGTGGTGGTAGTTCACTTCCAGATTTTTTAGCAGGTTCTAAAACAGCAGATTTCTTCAATTTTGATGTAGGAGATGCACAAGATACAGATTCAATACAGATAAATATTTCAAGTGATAGAATAAATGAGATACGTCATATTATATCTGGTAAAAATTTAGAAATACTAACAAGCACAGGTGAGTTTTATTTAAAACCACAGGTAGGTAAACCTCTTACACCCGTTGATTTACAAATAATACGACAAAGCAATCTTGGTTGTTCATTATCACCAATGCCTAGAATATTTGATGGTGCAGGTTTATTTGTCCAAAACAATGGTAAAAATGTAAGAGAATATTTTTTTAATAGTGCTGTTGAAGAATATACCCCCACACTTATTAACACGTTATCACCACAAGCTATTTCAAATCCAACAGATTCTGCCATAGTTCGCTCAGCAGGTGCAAGAACAGAACAATATATATTATTTGTAAATGATGATGGTTCTATTGGCGTATTTACAGCACACAGACAAGAAAAACTAGCAGGTTGGGTTTTATGGACAACAGATGGTATATTTGAATCTGTAGCAGGAATAACAAGTTTTTTATATACAGCTGTTAAAAGAACAATAAATGGTGTTACTGTTTATAATCTTGAACAATGGGCTAACTCACCCTTTGCTGTACCGACAGATTGTACTGTATCTAAAACACTATCGGGTTCTTATCAACCGCATGGTTCACCTGCAGTAAATGGTGCTGTATCAAGTTCAAAACAACTAATAGTAGATGGATTTACAAATGCTCCATCAGTTGGAGAATCATTTCAATTTGCAGGAACAGGCACAACATTTACTATACAAAGTGTAAATGCTACAGGTAATACAAATGAATATATATTGATACTTGATGCAGTTACATCACAAAGTAATAATGCAACACTTGTATTTACAACAAGTAAAGTATTTTCTGGTCTTAATTCTACACCATCACTTATTGGGAAAGTAGTTCATGCAACATCTGGCTCAACAGAAGAAGATGCAATTTTTTATTATGGTTCTGGTACTGTTTCTTCTGGCGGTGTAGTACAATTCCAAAAGGTAGCAAGTAGTTGTGATATTGGATTAGATTATACTGTTGATATAGAAACATTACCTATTGATTCTATGCAAACTGTAAGAGGACTAGGTTCACTCTATGGATTTCCCAAAAAAATAGGTAAAACTGTATTAGAGTTAAATAAAACATATAATTTACAACTTAATGAAAAAGATATATTACTGGGTAATGGAATAGCACCAAGTACAGGAATGATAAGTTTTACCGGAAAAAAAGAAATATACGCTTTAGGATATAGTACACAACCAAGTGTTAAGATAACGCAGTCAATTCCAGTACCATTTAGAATTTTATCAATTACTTCGGAGGTAATGTATTAATGTGTGATGTAGCAATTGCTTTAACTGTAGCGTCAATAGGTACGTCATTGTTTGGAATGAGGCAACAACAACAAGCTATGAAACGCCAACAAGCACTAGAACAACAACGTCTAGCACTTCAGCAAAAACAGTTTAAACAACAGGCAGAAGGAGAAGCACTAGCAATGCAACAAAAAATTACGCAAAGAAAACGTATTGCGGCTGAAGAATATGCTTCTAATTATAATACACTAGCAGGAACAAATATTGATATTAACTCACCAAGTTTTGGTGCTTTCTTTAAGTCAAATGTTGAAGCTAAAAAAAGAGATATACGTAATTTAAGACTACAGGGTACAGAACGACAACTTAATGCACTATATGGAGCACAACAAACACAAATAGCAAGTAATGCAAGTGCGAGTGCGTATAAGAGTTCAAGACAAGCATTAGTTACTGATGCTATTGGCACATCATTTGGAACTTTGGCATCATTAGACTTTGATGCACTTGGAAAGAAGTTCGGTTTATAATATGGTAAAACGAGCGAAAGATTTAGTAGACTACCGCAATCAAATACAAGTTAACTCTGGCTTTGGATTTCAAACAGCTATTAACAAATCAAAAGAAGTACAGAATCAATGGTCATCTGCTATAGAAAAAGTAAGTGATGGTTTAATGAAAACAGCACAAACTGTTGATGAATCAAGAGCAAAAGGACTAGCTGAAGAAGTACAATTTGAAAAAGATATAGAAACAGTGATAGGAAATGATGGACAAGAAGTATCACAAATAAAATATAAACCTATAGAAAACTCTGGATTATTGTTTAGGGCTAGTAGAGAAAAGTTTGACCAAATAGTTTTATCACGATTTCGTGCAGACGTTATGAATACTGTTAATGAAGTTGGTCAAAAGGTAAGTAATGAAGTAAAACAAGAAAATGGTACAATTGACCAGTTTGAAGCTATGGCTAATAATACATTAGGTGGTCTATTATCAGAACTGCCGTCTAAATTTAGTGCATATATACAACCAGAAATAGATAGCACAATTCAATCTTATGGTAATACAGTACAAACTAATCGTATTCGTTTTGAGAATAAACAAAATAACATAAATGCACAAAACTATTTTGAAGATACTGAAGAAAAAATATTTGTAGCACTTAATAGTAATATGCCAAATTTAGCAAAAGGCACATTAGAACAGTTTAAAAATGAGTTATCAGCATATATGGAAAACTCGGAATATGCATCATTAAATGGAAAAGAACAACTTAAAGATTTATCAGCACTTGTTGCATTTGGTAATGTGTATGGAAAATTTACTGGTGTAGGCGATTTTGAAAATCAAAATTTAGATACATTAAGCAGAGAAATTAAAAATATTGATAATATGTTGATATTAGTTGATGGTGGTGTAGGTAATCTTCAAGCACCAGATGGTGATGCAGTTAAGGTTACTCAAGCAGAGTTTGTAGAAAAATTGGGTGCTCTTGATGCTAGTGCCAAAACAAAGATAAGAACAATGCTTACACGAAAAAAAGCTCTATTATCTGGATTAGAATCAAACCAAGATAGTCTTGCAACTTTACGAATTAATGCAGAAACAATGCTTTCTAATGAAGATGCTGTTGTTCCGAGTAAAATAGAAATGAATTCAATTGGAAAAGCAGATGGAAACCTTTTATTAGTAGACGCAAATAGATATTTTAATAATACACTTGGAACTAAATTAGACGTTAATGGGTCAAATTATGCACAACAGATAACAGGTATTATGAAAGTTCATAAATATTTACCAACAACACAACGAAATCAATTTATTGATAAAATGAAAGTAGATGAAGTCTTTGTACGAACTATGTTACCTCAATTAGCACAATTACAAAATGATGTTTTATATACAAGAAATGGTATAGCCGTAAAAAATACTTTTGAAAATTTAGGATTTAGTCAAGAAGATATAAATGCCTTTGATTATTTACAACAGTTAAGAATTTTTGGACAACGACAAATAACGCAAACAGATATTAATAATGCATTTGACCTTGGCCCAGATGGTTTACCTTTAAAAGATATAATTAATATACAAGGCACAAGTTTTAGCAAAAAAGATATACAAGAAGCTATTGTAACAACCTTAGGGCAAAAAGCACAAGGTACATTCCGTGATGATTTTGTTTCATCTTTTCCTATAGAAGACTTACAACAATATGTAGTAAGACAAATTCAAAATAATAAAATTGGTGGTAAAATAACAGTAGATACTATTGAAGAATATGCAGAAAGAGCATTTGATAATGCAATGGCTCATAGTTATGTAGGTTTTAGTAAATTAGGAATTAGTGGTGCTACTGCACTTAGTGAAGATAATATAAAAGATATTGATTCATCTTTTGTCATTAATCCTATAGAAGATTTTTACTCGTTAATAAATCCTTTTACAAAAAAGCAAGACATTTCATATCAACATAGAACTATTTTAGAAACTGCAAAAGCAGGGTATGTTAACAATAAAAATTTAGCAGAACAAGATTCCAATATATCTATTAATGATATTAAATTAATGACAATAGCAAATAGAAATACCATTGTTACAAATTCTACATACCCTTTATATGTAATGGTTTATATTGATGATAATAATAAGCAGTATACTATTATGAATGAAGAAGGTGATGAAATTATATATGACCCATTAGTGGAATACCAGTTTATGAAAGGTATACTTAAGAAAAACAATAGTATCAATACTGTAGAACAAGCAAAAGTAATTAGAGAAGCTAAATTAAAAGGTAAAACTATAACAGCACAAGATGCAGAAGATTTAATAGATGCGAGTACACCAGATTCTATAAATTATAAAAAACAATGGAGTGCAAGAAGTGGTAACAAATAGTAACGCTCCAATCAATAATAATGTAAATGACTTTAATTTAAGTGAAGAACAAACACAAAGTTTACAACAATTAAATGCACATAGTACACGTTTTCTTGGGCCACGCCCATTACCCGGTATTACAATTAAACAAAGTTTTGCAGAAGATGTAAAAGATAATATTTGGTTATCATGGATAGGACAGATATACGATAGTCATAAAAATGATAACAATTATGCAAGTTTACCAGAAGATAAAACATATAATCCCTATACAGATGACTTTGAAAACTATAGTGCAAACGCAATGGATTTTGTAGATGTTCGCAACAAAGAAGAAGCAGATTTTATAAAAGGAAAAATTGATAGAAATAATGCACGAAGAGAACGTATAGCAGATAGTGGTAGAATCTTACCTGCGTTCGTTGCGGCGTTTGCAGACCCAATTACATATGTACCTATACCATTTGCATCTGGTGTAGGTTTTGTCCACAAAGCAGTTAAAGGTGGTTTGCTTACTGGTGCGGCAGTCGGTGCTACAGAACCTATACGCCATGCATATGACCCTACAGCTACTTTTGAAGAAACTGCAGGGTATGTTGGTTTTGGTATGTTAGCAGGTGGATTATTATCTGGGGTTTTTGGTAAAAAACTACAGTTAAATGGTAAACCTGCAACAAAACAAAACATTTTAGAAAATGCAAGTAGAGCATTTCACAAATCTGAAGGTCGTGTAGATTTTGAAAATATCAAAGTACCTAATGATGTATTTATAAATATTAAAGCAGGACAACCAAATTTAAAACTTAAACAAGTATTAGGTGGAGGATTATCTAATATTAAAAATAGAAGGTCTAGATTTATTACAGATTTTGATTTAGATGAAAGTACGCAAAGAGAAATTTTAGACAATTTTCCAAATAGAACAAAAAAAACTAAAGGTAAATGGTTAAAGTATGATGCTAAAGAAGAAATAATGTATATAGATTTAGCACAAGCATACAGATTAGCACAAACAGGACGAGGTTTACAACCACAGGGCAAAGGAAGAATACCATTACCTCGTTCTATTATTAAAAATACAGATGATTTTATTAAGTTTAATATAAAAAAAGAACTTTTAAAAAAACAAGCACCAAAAAATAGCAAATTTAGACAACAAAAAGATGAATTATTAGTAGATTATGAAAATAGAATAGATAATGTAATTTTAGAAGATATTACTAGAGAAAATAAAGCAGATAGAAGCATAAAAGCAGGTGCATTTTTATCAAATGTCGATAGTTGGGGTAATTTAGGTAATCTTGTTAATAGAACTGCAAAAAGATTAAAAAATGCACCACCAAGTTTAATAAAATATATACAAACAAGAGCATTAAATCTTAGTGGAGATTTTTCTACATCACAACGTGCTATAGATTTAGGTATTGCAGGTGATTCTAGTGTTGTAATGCGTAATGCAACAGAAGATGCGGCTGATTTATTAGAAGTTTTAGATGGTATTAAACAAGATTATATGGAACTTAGAGGTATTGACCCTACAACAGGTGCTGTACAACAATTTATTGGTAAAGGTGCACTATTTGGAGAAAAAGTAGTTAATACAGTACGTAAAAATATACTTAGACAAAAGCTAGGAGATGAACCTGCAAAACTTACAGATAGAGAATATTTTCAACAACTAGGAAAGTTACGTATAGACCCAGATTTAATAGAACAATTTCAATTAGATGTTAGTGTGCAAAATATATATAAAAGGTCGATTGCAAGACTTGATAAATATTTTAAAAAAAAATTAAAACAAGGTAAACAAAATGAAATGTTTGCATCTCAAGATAGTTTTAAAATATTTCAGCTTAATAAATTATATAATAGAAGAAAAGCAGAAAAGCTTGATACCACAAAACTTAATAATGAAAGTAAACAATTACTTCAGCAAAAAATTAATAAATTAAAAAGAGAAGAAGAAAAATTTGCAAAAAAAGCAGGTTTTTCAGAACAAACAATAGAAGAAAACTTTTTACCAAGAGTGTGGTTAATTGATAAAATTAGACATAATGCTCCACAATTTAAAGAAATACTTAGAAAATATTATCAAACTAAATTACAAAGACAAAAAGCAACAATTCCAAATAATCTAAGTGGAGAAGAGTTAGATGAGTTTTTAAAAAGTAGAGGATTTGTTGATGATATAAATACTAAAGTAGAAGATGTATATAATAAAATTGTAGATAATGAAGCGACTATGCAAGATGGCGAAGGTATAGGAGGATTTGCTAAAGATGTTGATGGTAGATTTAAAGTAGGTGCAAAAAATTTATTACAAAGAGAATTAGATATACCTAATAAAGATGTTCTTGATTTTATAGAATTAGATACAGAATTTTTACTTAGAAGTTATCATGCACGAATGGCACCTGCAATACGATTAGCAGAAGAGTTTGGTGATACACATATGGTTAATTTTTTAGATGATTTAGAAATAAAACTTATAAAAGCAAATACACCAAGAAATGAAATCAATACTATAATTAATGGATTTAGAGATGAAAAAGATAAAGTTTTAGGTATTCTTAATACACAAGACCCAACATCTTTTGGAGCAAGAACAGCTAAAACATTACGTAATTGGGCAAGTGTTGCAATGATGGGTAGAGTTATATTTTCTGCACTTGTAGATGTTGCAAGACCAGTTATGGTGCATGGTTTTGAACAATCATATAAAGTAGCAATTAAACCTTGGCTACAAAATCTTGATGTATATTCAAGAGCAGTCAAAGATATTAATTATCTTGCACCAATTATGGAAATGTCTTTAGATACTGCCGCATATAGAGAACTTGCAGAAAGTGGTGTACAAGGTGGTAATAGGCTTGGTGATACATTTGGACGTTTTATTGAACAACCACTAGAACGAGCACAAGGCCCGTTCTTTATGTTAAATGGTCTTACACCTTGGACTCATTTAATGAAAAGATTTCAGACTAATATTGCAATGCACCGTTTTATTGAAGATTCTATTAAATGGAATAAAGGTACACTAGATTCGTTTGGTCAAGAGCGTTTACTTAGTTATGGTATTGATAAACGTACAGCAGAAGTAATTGCAAATATGCCTGTAGAAAAAGTAGATGATGTAGCATATGTTGCAAATGCTCAAGAATGGACAGGAGCAGGTGCAGATAGTGCAAGAAGAAAACTATCAAATGCTATATGGTCTGATACACAACGTACTATTGTAACTCCAACTCCTGCAGATAAATTTAATATGATGACAGGTGTAATTCGTATTAATAATGAAGAGTATGCAAACTTATTAGATAATAATTTTTTTAGAATGTTGGGATATACAAAAACAGATATGGGTGGCAAGTTTAGTAATGCATATATGGGATTACCATTTCAATTCTTTTCTTGGGGTATTGCCGCTAATAGAAAAGTTTTAACATCAATGGTACAAGGTAGAGAACGTGCTGTAATGAGTGGTATAACTGCCGCTATTTCTATGGGTATGTTAGGTGATTATTTAAAAAATCCATCATTTTATGGACAAAAAGATTTTGAAGAAAAAGTAATTAGAGGTGTAGAATTATCTGGTGTATTAGGATTGTTTGGTGATTTAAACTATATTGCAGAAACATTAAGTGGTGGTTTATTTCGCAAACCTATTGGACTTAGACCATTGCTAGGACAAGAAGGACGCTTTGGTGACCCAGATGCTATTAGTGCATTAGGTGAAATTGTAGGAGCAGGCCCTAGTATGATTGCAGATTTGCTTTATGCGTTTGGAACTGGTAATCTTACTTACAATGAAAAAGCTACACTTATAAGAAGAATGATACCATTTAATAGTTTATTTTATATTGATGAATCATTTAGAAATATGTACAATGACGCTATACTAAGATGACGATATTAAGTGCAAATAATACACCTCGTGTAAGCTATACAGCTTCAAGCAATCAAACTGCGTTTACTGTACCTTTTGAATTTTTTAATATTACAGACTTAAAAGTATATAAAAATACAGCACTTATGACATTTAATAGTAGTGCTACTACTAATACTACATACAAAGTAACAGGAACATCTAGTACAACAGATAGTGCTTATGAGTTTGGTGATGGTGGTACAGTTACATTTGGAGCAGGTCTAACATCAGGTGATATTGTTGTTATTGTTAGAGAAACACCAATTGAAAGAACAAGTGATTTTCCTGTAAATGGTACCTTTGATGTTACTGCGCTTAACACACAACAAGATAAATTTGCATCTATGGTTGCAGATGTTAATCAACAAAGCAGTAGAAGTTTAAAACTATATGACTATGATACAGTATCAGCTACTACATTTATTCCAGTAAAAGCAACTAGAGCAAATAAAATTTTATCGTTTGATACAGATGGTAATGTTGCAGTGAGCACACAACCATTAGCAGGTGGTGTTACAGTTAGTTCATTAAGTGCAGGTGCAACAGCCACAGCATCTTATAATACATCAACAGGTGTATTAGCATTAGGTATTCCTGCGGGTGCGACAGGTGCACAAGGAAATCCGGGGAGCGATGGTGCTGATGGTACGGGTACCTTTAATAGTTTTACTATTTCTGATGGGTCAACCACACAAAGTATAACAGACGGAAATACATTAACCTTTACAGCAGGAACAAATATGCAAGTAGCAGTAAGTGCAACAGATACAGTAACAATTACTAATACTGCACCCGACCCTGTTGCATTAGCTATTGCTTTAGGATAATATAGGAAACATTATGGCAAATACATTTAAAGTAAAAACAAAAGCAAGTGTAAGTAATGGGTCATTAGATACAATTTATACTGTGCCTACAAGCACAAGTACTGTTGTATTAGGTATGGCATTAAGTAATAAGACAAGTAGTGCAATAACTGCAGATGTACAATTAGTAAGTAACACAAATGATACAGAAACAAATGCAGATGTCTTTTTGTTAAAAGGAGTAGATATACCTGCTAATACTACACTTGAGGTGTTTGGAGGACAAAAAGTTGTCGTGCAAACTACTGATGTTATTAAAGCACAAGCAAGTGCCGCAACGGCATTAGATGTTGCATTGTCAATTATGGAGATAACCTAATGCCTTATCTTGGTTCTGCACCTATAACATCATCACAATCGCTTGTTAAACAAGATTTTTCTGTAAGTGCTACAACAAGTTATACGTTATCTCAATCTGTAACTAATGCTAATGATATAGCATTATATATAAACAATGTAAGACAAGAACCTACGACAGCATATTCGGCTTCTGGTACAAGTTTAACGCTCACAGAGGCAACAGCAGGTTCAGATGATATGTATTGTGTCTATATAGGTAGAGCCGTAGGTACAATTAATCCTGCAAGTGGTAGTGTAGGTTTAGCACAGTTATCAGCTACAGGTACAAAAAGTAGTAGTACATTTTTAAGAGGTGATAATAGTTTTGCAAGTATATCTACAACACCAAATACTCCTGCATTTTTTGCATATTTAAGTGCAACTCAAACATTAACTAATAATGCTTATAACAAAGTAAATTGTAATACAGAAGTTTTTGATTCTGATGGATTATATGACAACTCAAGTAATTATAGATTTACACCTACAACAGCAGGAAAATATTATTGTTTTGCAAATGTTAATATTACAACAAGTGGACAAAGCACTTGCTCATGGATGTTAAATGTTATTTTTAAAAATGGTACAAGTGGAACACGATTTGCTGGTTATATGGACAATAGAGCAACATTAGGTAATGGTGGTGGTGTAGGTGTTGGAGTTATAATTGATTTTAATGGTTCAAGTGATTATATTGAACTTTATACATATCCTGGTTTGTCTAGTGGAACACCCTATGCAGTATCAACAGCAACTGCAAGAGATGTTTATTTTGGAGCATTTAAATTAGGAACTTAATATGGCAAATCTTGATAAAAAAATAGAAGCATATATGGGAAGAAGTGTTGACTTTTTAACTGAAGTAACTTTGCAAGATGACGGTAAAGGTGCATATATACTTGAATGGAATATAAAAGATAAAGCTAAACCAACAGATGATGAACTTAAAGCTAAAGAATCTGATGCAAATAAACTAGAAAAAAATGCAACAGTAATAGATAATAGAAAAGCTGAGTATGGAACTGTTGAACAACAGCTTGAATATATAACAGAAAACGGATTAACCAAGTGGCAAGAAAATGTTACTGCAATTAAGAAGAAATACCCAAAGGAATAGATTATGCCATTAAGTAAAATACAAGCTGAATCAATGAACCTAGCTGATACCTATGCTTTTACAGGCACAGTAAGTGGTGCAGGTGGTTTAGTAAAACTATTTACCCAATCAAATGTTTCAGCTGCTAGTCAGTATGATATATCAAGCACATATATTAATTCTACTTATGATGATTATTTTTTCATACTTAATGCTGTACCAAGTGCAACTGCCGCTTTATATGCTAAATTCTTTGTTGGTGGTTCTGTTGTTTCGCAAGATTATACTTGGCATATAGCTAGAGTTGATTCAAGTAGTTTTGCAACAGATACTCATGGAGGTACAGAGATGAGAATCGTTGCTTCAAGTCATACTGCGGCAACAACGGGAGGATTTATTTCTACAGGATATATAAGAAATGTAAATAGCACAGCAATGGCATCAGTAATACAAGTTGAAACTTTACGGATTCAAGCTCTTAGTGATTCGGCTGATACGAAAGCACATATTATGGCAGGTTCACAAGACAACGACTCTAGCAGTAGTGTTGTTAATGGAATAAGATTTTATATGAGTTCTGGAAATATTGAAGTAAAAGCATTTAATTTATTTGGGATAGCAAAATAATGCCTTATATTGGACAACAACCTATAACAGGAAACTTTATAAAGCTAGACACTATATCTGTTGTTAATGGTCAAGCGGCATATACTATGCAGAAAGACTCTGTTAATTTTAGTCCTGCAAGTGCAAATCAAATGCTTGTAAGTCTTAATGGTATAATACAGAATCCTACTTCTTCATTTACTATATCAAATCATACAATTACTTTTGCTAGTAATCTTGTTACAGGTGATTCTATAGATTTTATTTTAGTATTAGGAGATGTTTTAAATGTAGGTACAGTTAGCGATAGCACTATTACAAATGATAAGTTAGCTACAGCACCTACACTTATATCAAAAGGTGCAGGTTCAGATTCGGGTGCAATACAATTAAACTGCGAACAAAATAGTCATGGAGTTAAGATTAAAGGACCACCGCACTCAGCATCACAAAGCTATACATTAACTTTGCCAAGTACAGCACCAAGTGCTGACAAAGCATTGATTACTGATGGTAGTGGCAATCTTTCTTTTGGTAATGCGGGTTCTTATGTAAAACTTGCAACGTCTACTGCATCTTCTAGTTCAGAAGTTGCTTTTGATAATACAGTTTTTACATCAACATATAAGAGTTATTTAATTAGAATTAACGATTTTGTTTTATCAACAAATGCTGATTTTAGATTTGCTGACTCACCAGATAATGGTTCAACAATTTCTTTTACAGGTAATGGGGGTTATTTTTATAGAACAATCGGAAGTGGTACAGAAGCTGGTGCCGCATGGTCTGCAACTACAAACTATTACGAATTTAATGGTTGGAATCACGATGCAACAAGCACTATAAAAACTAATTTTTTAGAACTTCAATTACCATATTTTACACAAACACAAAATAATAAAATGTATCACGGCACATATATACATCAAAACAATAATGGTTCTGCATATTATGTATTTTTTGGATTTCAAAGTTCACTTACAACAGCACAGAATTATATTAAGTTTTTTGGTGCAAGTGGAAATATAACAAAAGGTCAATTCACAGTTTATGGGATAGTAGAATAATGGCAATAATTAGAGCAAACAATAATACTTTATCTAGTGTAACTGCATTACCTTTTGCAACGGGTGGGTTGGTTAAATTAGTATCTAGTACAAATGGTGGTACAAATCCATCTATTACATTTGATTTAACAAGTGCAACAATAGGCACAACATATAAAGCATACAAAATATTTGGACATAATCTTAGTTCTTTTTCTGCAAGTAATCCAAACTTAAATATGTTTTTTGGTACTGCATCAGATACTTTTTCTACACAAATACAAAAAGCTGGTATTAGAAATCATACTAATAGTAGTGGTGGTGCAAATTCTATTAGTTATACAGATTGGCATAACTCTGGACAGACAGATACTGGTGGTGCGGCAGTAGTTTATTATGTACCAAGTACTGGAGAACATCACACATTTGAAATTACACTATTTGCAATAAACGATAGTTCAGTAAAAGCAAGGTATCACGGACATTTAAATTTTAATGCTTCTAGTAATTATATATTTACATCAATTATAAATGGTAGGTTTAATGCTACAACAATAACACCTTATGTTAAATTTGAAGCATCAAGTGGTAATTATGCAGGAACAATTACTGCTTATGGAATAGTAGATTAAAATAGAAAGGAGGTAAATATGTCGTATAAATATAAAATGGTTAATGGTAAGGAAGTAGAATTAACTGCTGACGAAATCAAAGAACTAGAAGCTAGAGATAAAACTTGGGCAGATGGTGAGTATGACAGACTAATGGCTAATATTCGTCAAGAAAGAACTGACCTATTAATGGAATGTGATTGGATGGGAATGTCAGATTTAACAATGTCTGCTGATTGGAAAACGTATAGACAAAAGTTAAGAGATATAACTAAAGATGTAGATACAGTTGATAAAGCTAAAGCTGTAACTATGCCAGAGAAACCTAAATAATGGACACAAGAACTATTCATGATGTTGCGGCAGAGATGGAAGCACATGAACGTGAGTGTGCTGTATATCGTTCTTCTACACAACGCAGTCTTGATAATCTAGAAAGTAGAATTAAACGATTAGAACTGCTTTCAATGACCAGTACAATATCTATATTAGGAGTAGGATTAACTATAATATTTAAGGTATTCTAATGATAGACCCTATCAGTGCATTTGCTGTTTTAAAAACTGCAACTAATGCAATACAAGAAGCAATAAAAGTAGGTAAAGATTTATCGCAGTTAGGTGGGCATGTACAGAAATGGGCAAATGCAGAAGCAAATATAGATGTAGCGGCGGCAAAGAAAGGTAGTTTTGTAGGTAAAATATTTGGTAAGTTTTCTGCAACAGAACAAACAGCAATTGAAGCTCATTTTCGTAAAGAAGAATTACGTAGAATGAGAAAAGAAATGCGTGAAATCTTTTTATTATATGGAGATGCCGGGCAATGGGAACGATTACAAGCTGAGATAGCAGAGCATAGAGCAAAAAAAAAACAGCAACTGCGAGAAATGGAAAGAATAAAAAAAAGAAATAGAGATATTGTAATTATTACAATTGTACTTATCATTGCAAGTATTGTAATGTATAATTACTTTGGATTTCTTTTGAAAATGAAAGGATTTATTTAGTGCAATTAAGTCCACATTTTTCATTAAGAGAATTTACTAAAAGCCAAATGGCTGAGAGATTAGGTATAGACAATTATCCTTCCCCATTACATATTACCAACCTCACCCATTTGGCTACCAATCTTTTAGAACCATTACGAACACTTGTGCAGAAACCAATTGTAATTACAAGTGGTTATCGCTGTCCTCCGTTAAGTGAAGCGATTGGTTCTTCATCTAAAAGTCAACATTGTGTAGGCAATGCCGTTGATATTGAAGTATTTGGTACATCAACTTATGACCTTGCAGACCTTATTGTTACTTCACTTAATTTTGACCAATGTATATTGGAGTGCTATACAGGAGAAACAAATAGTGGGTGGGTGCACGTTTCACTCGTACAAGAAAATAATAGACAAGAAGTTTTAACCTATGATAAGGTCAACGGGTATAGAAAAGGACTAATAAAATGATAGGTGCATTACTTGGCCCAATAGGTTCTGTAGTTTCAACGTGGCTTGAAGGTCGCAATCAAAAGATTAAAGCCGAAACAGAAACAAGAGTAGCTATTGCAAAAAGTCGTGCCGAGATAGCCAAGAAACAAGCGGCAGGTGAGATAGACCTACAGCAAAGTTTAACTGACCAAATGGGAGAGTCATGGAAAGACGAATTTTGGACTCTTGTAATCGGTGGTATATTGATTTGTTCATTTTTACCATTCACACAAGATTCTGTACGTCAGGGTTTTGAATTCTTAGAGAAGTCAACACCGGATTGGTTCACTCATATAATATTAATTTCTGTTAGTGCCTCATATGGACTTCGTGTAGGTAAAGGAGCATTTGGTGTGCTACAGAATAAAATGGAGAAACGTAATGCCAAGAGGTAGACCAAGAAAAAATACAGAAAATAATGATAAACCCATATATATTAATACAGAGGGTAAAGTTAAGACCAATATATGGTCGAGGATGCTTAAAACAGAGTACTGGCGAATGAAGTATCGTTATATGATGAATCGTCCTGTACGCTCAGCTATACTCGTTGTAGCTATTGTTATGGCTTTATTGTATCTATTCTAAAGAATATATACGTTTATCATACCGAAAATCTGAAAAGCGTGTGCATTTCATTGCAACTACATTAAATTTAGATGACAAAAATTGTTCTTGTATACTCCACCATGTAAAAACATTACATTTTGAGAGTAAAGGAACAGCATATTTAACATACATTCTACCTTCATATTCTAACCAAAGTGTAACTACAAATAGTTTGAACATTATTTTTTACAGATTTGTTTGAAGGCAGTATACCCAAACATAGTCATTGCAGGTCTATCTTGCGGCGCAGATATACCTTTAAAAACAAAAGTGCAATCATATTGTTTGTGATTAGCTAATGCTTGTTCAAAAAATGCTCTGTTCTCCGGATTAGCTATATTTAAAAGTAGAAATAAACTAAATACAATACTCATTGTGTTTCCTTTCTTGTTAATAATTCAATAAATAAGTTAATATCAAGGCACATAAGCGTAGTGCCGTGGTCTTTGTGAAGTGCTAGTATATCTGCACCTCCTTTCCAACGCTCTAAAGTTTTAAAGCCTTCACCATTTGCTCGTGCTTTTACTTCTACCGTCATTCTTGGTTCACGTATTTCTATATCATGGGGAAAGTCTTGTATAGCACCAGACATAGGTTGTCTACGACATTCAATGCCACCTCGATTCAGTTCTTTGACAAGTTTGGCCTCAACTCTATAGCCTTTACGTTTACTAAATTTTCCCATTAGCTACCACCAAGTTCCGCCATTTGCCTTGTTCTTTAGCAAGGTAGCCTTTTTGTACGAGTTGCATACAAATTCTGTAAGCGTTTGCACCTGCAGAGTACCCACAGCCCTGTGCAATTTCCTCATAGCTAGGGCTGTAGGTATTTTGTGCAATGAAGTTCCGCACGAACTTCAAAACCTTGAGTTCATTTTTAGTCATTAGTATGGTACCTCATCTTCAAATGTTCTGTATACTTTTTCTTCTGTTTTTTCTTCTGTA